ACCCGTGTACGTTGCTTATGGTACAGGTGCTGGTACAACTGCTGCTGCTGATACAACTTTGTTTACAGAAACTGGTACTCGTCAAACAGGTACTAGCACACAACAAACAACTTCTACAACTAATGACACCTACCAAGTAGTTGGTACTCAAACCGCTGGTGGTACTCTTGCTATCACTAATGCTGGTTTGTTTGATGCTGTTACTGTTGGCAATTTGTTTGTTAAAGGTGACTTTACAACAATCAACTTAAGTTCTGGCGACTCTATTCAGTTTACATTTAAGACTCAATTTAGTTAAGGAGTCCTAGATGGCTCTAGTTGTTAATGACCGAGTACAACAAACTGGTACGGCTAACACTACTGTTAGCTTTACTTTGTCTGGTTCTGTTACTGGGTTTCAATCGTTTTCTGTTATAGGTAATGGAAACACTACTTATTATTCTGCTACAGATACTTCTGGTAATTGGGAAGTTGGACTAGGTACATACTCAACTACAGGTCCAACTCTTACTCGTACAACAATATTATCTTCAAGCAATTCTGGATCGGCAGTTACTTTTTCTGGAACAGTAAATGTGTTTGTCACTTATCCAGCTAGTAAAGCTGTATTTAGCCCAAGTGGGGTATTAGCGCAAAATACCCAAGTATTTACTTCTGGCACAGCGGCAACTTATACCGCACCCGCAAATACGCAGTGGGTAAAAGTTACTGTTGTTGGGCCAGGCGGGAATGGCGCTGGTGCAACAGGAGCTAGAGCAACTGGTGGCGGTGGTGGTGCAGTAGCAATTAAAGGGTTGGCTATGACCGCAGGGCAAACCTTAACGTATACAGTTGGAGCAACAGGAACGGCTTCTACGGTATCTTCTGGTACGTTGACTATTTCAACAATAACCGCAAACTCAGGTTCAAACGGAACAACTACTACTTATGCAACGTCTCTTACTACAGGCCCTGCTGGTGGTGCTGCTACTGGTGGTGATGTAAATATCACTGGTGGGCTTGGTGGTAATTCTTACGGCTCAAGCACAGCAGCAACAACCAATTTTAGCGGCAAAGGTGGAGATTGTCCTGGTTTTGGCTCTGGGGGTGCTGCCGTAGGGTGTGTAGCAACCATAGGTTTAGTTGGTCAAGGTTATGGTGCTGGTGCAGGTGGTTCTTTGGGAAACGCTACTACTTCCTCTGGTAGTGGTGGAATTATTATTTTTGAAGCATATTAAACAAAATGTTTGGCATTTCTGCTTATGCTCAAGCTCCTTTTGCTTCTACAGCTAATAAAGTAATACAACTACTTTTAATTGTTGTTAATTACATTAGCTTAGGAGCTTTAAATAATTTTGTTTTAAACAACAATGCTATAAACGACAGTTCTTCTGGTGGAGTAACAAATACAAACACACTTATAAAAAGTATTAACAAAACTATTAGTTATGTAAATAGTACTGCCAGCTTTTTAACGTCTAATTTTATTTTTTCAAAACTATTGTCTGTTGTTGCTACAAGTACCAATACTATTGTTAATGCAATACAAACAACAAAAACTGTTGTTACTAGTAGCACTGCTTCTGTACTTAAAGCTGTAGGCAAAGTTGTTAGTTATGTAAGTACTAGCACTAACTCATTAGTACCTAGTCGTGCTTATTTAAAACTGTTGTCTATTACTTCTACTTCTACAGCAACAGTGTTTAAACTTGTTGGTAAAACTTTTATTGTTGTGTCTACAAACACTAGCACATTAATACGTAGTACTTTTAAAACAATGTCTGTTGTTAACACTTCTGTAGCTAGCATTATTAAAAGTATTGCAAAGTATGTGTCTGCAACCACTACTTCTACTGTTACCATTAGTATTATTAAATCGTTGTTAAGAACTTTAGATGTTGTATCTACTAGCTCTGTAATACTAATAAAACAAGCTATTAAAGTAGTTGCTGCATTTTGTGTTAGCTCTGTTTTGTTTATTAAAGCTGTAGGTAAAAAGATAACTGCATCTGTAAGTAGTACTGTATCATTACTTTATGGGTTCTTTTATTCTAGGACGTTGACTGCTGCTGTCACTACAACCAGCACTATATCTAGAGTGTTGGCTTTTGTTAGAACAATAGCAGCCTCTGTAACTTCTACAGCAACAATACAAAAAGCTAGAGCTAAAATTCTTTTGGCTATATCTACTACAAGTTCTTTTGTGACTACTATTACTGCAAGATTTGTGTTACTAGTAACAACCGTTTATACTAGTGTCGTCAGTCACTTCTATAAAGTGCTGCCTAATATTGAGGACACTATATTTGTCCCTACTAAGAAAGTTATTGTTCAAGTGTTTGCTGGATTTAAAGACATACTAGTCAGACCAAGAAAGACCAACATAGTTGTTATAAAACAGGATGATGTAAATGGCTGAATATTTTTCCTATAAGTTTGTTGCTGAAGTAAAGCCTTTGTCTTTTGACTTTAGTCAAGCATTAGCAGCAGGAGAAACTTTGTCTACATCTTCCTGTTCTGTAATTGTTATAGATGGTGTGGATGCTAGTCCATCTGGTTTGTTATCTGGTGGAACTACTATTGTGGGGAACAAGGTGTACCAACAAGTACAGAGTGGTGTAGCTGGTGTAACCTATCGTCTTGTTGTTACTGTAACAACCAGTGCAGGTAGTACGCTAGTTGCTCTGGGAGACTTGCCCGTGTATAGTACAACTGAAGTGCAATAATGTCGTACAGATCAAGATGGGATAACGGAAGTTGGAACGTCATTTGTGACGTTTGTGGTCGCATGTATAAAAACAGCGAACTACAAATGCGGTGGGATGGTTTAATGGTTTGTAATGGGGACTGGGAGATAAGACAGCCCCAAGACTTTGTACATGGTGTAGCTGACAAACAAGCTCCTCCATTTACAAGACCAGAACAATCAGATAGATTTATTTTTTTACCACAAAGTACAACTGCTCTAAATGGGTCAGCACTTAACGTTTTGGTGATAAATAAAAACAGTGGTTATTAACAAGGAATTTTTATGGCAATGAAATTTACCAACAACGCAACAACTACTTTAGCGTCTGGCATTACCAGTTCTGCTACTAGTCTTACAGTATCTGCTAGTAGTGGTTCTTTGTTTCCAACACTAAGTGGCAGTGATTATTTTTATTGTACTCTTGCTAGCTCAAGTGGTGCTATAGAAATTATTAAAGTAACAGCTCGTTCTACAGATACATTTACTATTGTTCGTGCTCAAGACAACACTACTGCTTCTGCTTGGAATAGTGGAGATAAAGTTGAACTGCGTTTAGTTGCTGCATCTCTTAATGACTTGCCTAAGTTAGATGAAGCCAACACGTTTACAGGTGCTAATAATTACGGCACTCCCGCTTCTATAACATTAACTAACGGTACAGGATTACCTTTAACAACAGGAGTGACAGGTATTTTGCCAGCAGCTAATGGCGGCACAGGCACATCAACTGGCTACTATGGTTTCAAGAACCGCATCATCAATGGTGCGATGGTGATTGACCAGAGAAATGCGGGGGCGAGTGTTACTCCTACAAATACTCAATATACCGTTGATAGATTCTGGGCTTGGCTAACACAGGCATCAAAATTTACTACTCAGCAAAGTTCAGTGGCACCTCCTGGATTTTCAAATTCACTTCTTGTTACTTCATCATCTGCTTATTCTGTACTTGCAGCTGATTATTTTGTAATTTCTCAAAGAATAGAAGGTTATAATTGGGCTGACATGGCATATGGTAATGCCAGTGCTCAAACAGCAACACTATCATTCTGGGTTCGTAGTTCTTTGACTGGAACATTCGGTGGTAGTTTAGAAAATTCAGCGCAAAATCGTTCATATCCATTTAACTACACAATTAGTTCACAAAATACTTGGGAACAAAAATCAATTACTATTCCTGGCGATACTGCTGGAACATGGATTGGTGGAACAAATGGTATTGGTATTCAAGTTAACTGGGGTTTGGGTGTTGGTTCGAATAACTCTAACACGGCAGGAGCATGGGTAGCAGCTGGAGTAATTTCTTCTACTGGTGCTACATCCGTAGTCGGTACAAGTGGCGCTACTTTCTACATCACAGGCGTACAACTAGAAAAAGGCTCAACAGCAACTAGCTTTGATTACCGACCTTATGGTACTGAGTTGCAATTGTGCCAGCGGTATTATGAAAAATCATACAGTATGGCATCAATTGCTGGTGCAAGCACTAATACAGGTAAGGGTTCTTTTAATGTTGGTGCGGCGGCAAATACATTTTGGCGATGGACTCAAAATTATCGTGTTTCAAAACGAGCAGATTCAACATTCACAATTTATTCAACAACTGGCGCATCGGGAAATGTTAGGTTAAATAACGCTTCCGATTTAGCTGTTTCAACAGAAGATGCAGGTGAAAACGCAACTGCTATTTATGTATCAAGAAATGCTGGTCTTGGTGATTTCTTTTGGTGGCAATGGACTGCTTCAGCGGAGTTATAAATGTACAAACTTGTAAACAATTCTTATGGTGGTCAAGCAAGCATGATTCAACGCTTGTCTGATAACGCATTCATTCCAATGAGTGAAGCAAACACCGACTACCAAGCTTACCTTGCTTGGCTTGCAGAGGGCAACACACCACAACCAGCGGATAACCAAGAAGGTTAAACATGTCTTCTAACTACTCCATTAACCGTGATCAAATCATTTCCTTAGCTTTAAGAAAGTTAGGGACACTTGAGGTTGGTAGCACACCTGATGCAGAGACTATTGCTAATGCCAATATGTCTTTGAACTTGCTTGTTAAGCAACTCAATACTGATGGTCTTAAGTTATGGAAAGTATCAGAACTGATTGTTCCTTTAAACGCTAGTCAAACTAATTACACACTGGGTGGTAGTGGATCTGATTTAATGTATGACTCGTTAGCACCTACTGTAGCTATTACAGACAGACCCCTTAAAGTTATCCAAGGGTTCTATCGTAATGTTACTAGTACACCAGTTATAGATACACCTGTGATGATTGTCTCTAAACAAGAGTACAACATCTTGGGTTCTAAGTTTTCTACTGGTACTGCTAACACAATCTTTTACGATAGCAAAAAGATCAACGGTATTCTGTATGTGTACTTAACACCTGATGCTTATTCTGAAGCTAACCTTGAGCTACACATAATTGCTCAAATGCCTTTGAATGACATGACGTTAGCTACTGACATACCAGACTTTCCTAATGAGTGGATGAACTGTTTGGTGTGGAACTTAGCTGACCAATTAGCTTTAGAGTACGGTGTTCCTATGAACGCTAGACAAGAGATTGCTACAAGAGCACAAACATATAGAACCCAACTTGATGATTGGAACGTTGAGGTATCTAGTACATTCTTTCAACCAGACTTTAGATCTACGTCTAACAACTCTTATGGACGGTAAGCATGGCTACAGAACGTATACCGCTTACTCAACCTATTGAAAGCAGAACGGGTAGTTTTGCTAAGGATTCTTATTCATCTAATTGTTTTTTTGAGACAAGGGATCAAAAGCGGGAGTTTATTAAACGTCCAGGGCTTGTAGCTGCTAAACAAATTGTAGCTATTACTCCTCCAGCTTACACACCTAGCCAAGGGTTAAC